CAACATACGCTGAACTTAAAACTGCAGTAGCAGACTTTCTAAATCGGGATGATTTAACGGCATCAATCGACACGTTTATTGATCTTGCTGAAAGTAATTTAAATCGTGATGTAAGACATTGGCGTATGCAAATCCGTTCAACTCTTGCCATATCAAGCCAGTACACCACACTGCCGTCAGATTGGTTAGAAGCAGGGCGTATTAGCCTGCAAGCTGCTGGCACAAGTGAAGTTAAATTAACCTCTTCTGCGGCTCTTGGTGTATTACGCGCAACAAACAATAATGCGGTAGGCGTACCAGCTAATTATGCAATCAATGGCAACAGTTTAGAAGTGCAGCCTAATCCCGACACAACTTATACAGCCGATATTTTATACACTGGCAGAACACCAGGTTTAAGCGCGTCTAACACCACTAACTGGCTGTTGACCTATGCACCTGATGTTTATCTTTACGGCACACTCATTCACACAGCACCCTACTTGAAAGACGATGCAAGAACGACTGTGTGGGCGGCCTTATACAACGCGGCTGTAAATAATCTTAACAAAGACAGCACTAAGGCTATTTCTGGCGGTTCGGGATTAGCGATTAAAGTAAATTCTTACTAGGACTTAGAAAATGGCAGATTCAACTACACCTGTATATGGCTATGTAAGCCCCGAAGTGGGAGCAAGTGACGACACTTGGGGTGCTAAACTCAATGCTAACTGGTTAAAAACGGATAATCTTTTAGGCGGCACAACGCCTGTTACTGGCATTGATATAAACTCAGGCAGTATTGATAACGTGGCTATTGGTGCTGCTACCCCTGCTGGCGGTACGTTTACGGGCCTGGTTGCTGCTACTGTAGACATAAATGGCGGTACAGTGGATGGTGCGCAAATTGGTGCTTCTGCGGCTTCTACTGTTGTAGGCACTACAGTTACAGCTACAAACTTTGTCGGCCCGATAGCTGGCGCAGTCACAGGTAATGTTACGGGTAATACGGCTGGCGTTCATACAGGAAACGTGACAGGAAATGTCACAGGTAATGTTACAGCCCAAACAGGCACAAGTGCGTTTAACCATGTGAACATTAGTGGCTCGCTTGATATGGACGCTGGCACATCAGCAACCATTACGGGCCTATCTAACCCAGTGCAAAACTCAGATGCAGCGACTAAAGCCTATGTTGATACATCAATCGCTAACGTCATTGATAATGCGCCAGCAGCACTAGACACGCTTAATGAGCTTGCAGCAGCAATGGGTGATGATGCGTCTTTCTCAACTACTGTAACGAACAGCATTGCAACAAAATTATCCGCATCGGGTGGCAGCATGACGGGCGCAATCGCAATGGGTACAAACAAGATCACAGGTCTTGGTACACCATCAGCAGGCACAGACGCAGCCACTAAAGCATACGCAGACTCAGTAGACACTCAGAAGCTAGACAAGGCAGGCGGTACTATGTCGGGCGTTTTGGCTATGGGTGCAAACAAGATTACGGGTGTATCTGACCCTACGCAAGCACAAGACGCGTCAACTAAGAACTATACAGATACGTTATTCGGCTCTACGGCTGCTGCTGCCACAAGTGCTGCTGCTGCGGCTACTTCTGCTGGCAATGCGTCCACATCAGCGTCTACAGCGTCAACGGCAGCTACTAACGCTGCGGCTAGTTATGACTCATTTGACGACCGTTATTTGGGATCAAAGGCATCACCCCCCTCGTCAGATAACGATGGCAACGCATTAATTATTGGCGCAATTTATTTCAATGCCACTGCAAACAAGATGCAAGTTTGGGGTGGTTCAGCCTGGAGTGACATTGCACCTGTTGCAACCACAGTCGATAACTCTAACTGGTCGGGTACTGATTTAGCCGTAGTTAATGGTGGTACGGGTGCGTCTAGCGAAGGGGCAGCTAGGACTAATTTAGGTTTGGTTATCGGTACAGACGTACAAGCATATGACGCTAATACTGCAAAGTTGGATGAGGCAGCTAACTTTACTGGCGCACTGCAAAATGGCGGTTCTAACGTAATTGTCGATAGTGATATTGGTACAACTGTACTAGCTCCCAATGGATCAGGAGCTAACTTAACTAACCTACCTGCTGGCGGTGCTACTTCTATCAATGGGCTAAGTGATGGTTACAGTGTAGGTGAATCCGTTGGTTTAGGCACTGGGGCTTTAGCTAACGATGATGGTTCGACTAATAAAAATGTTGCTGTAGGTTATCAGGCTTTATACACTAATACTACAGGACATAGGAACACAGCTACTGGTCAGATTTCTTTATACTCTAACACTACAGGTGCTAGGAACACAGCTAATGGTATGTATTCTATGTACGCTAACACCACAGGTGGTAGGAACACAGCTAGTGGTTATAAATCTTTACTTAGTAACACCACAGGCTCTTATAATACAGCCACTGGCACTAATTCTTTATACTTAAACACCACAGGTGCTAGTAACACAGCTACTGGTTATGAATCTTTAAAGGCTAACACCACAGGCCAATACAACGTAGCTAGTGGTACTAATGCTTTAAAGGCTAACACCACTGCTTCATACAACACAGCTACTGGTTATAATGCTTTAGCGGCTCACACCACAGGCGGTATGAACTCAGCTCATGGTCAAAGGTCATTGACTGCGGTCACCACAGGTTATAAGAATACAGGTAGTGGTTCTTATAGTGGTTCAAATACTACTACTGGTTATAATAACACAAGTAGTGGTTATTATGCTAAACCACAATCGGCAGCAGCAAATAATCAGTTTACTTTAGGTGATGCTCAAGTATCAACCTTACGTTGTAACGATACATCTATCTCTAGTTTATCAGATGAGCGTGATAAAACTAATATCACAGACTTACCAGATTCGGCTGGACTTGGCATTATCAATGCTTTACGCCCAGTGACGTTTAACTGGGATAGGCGTGAGTGGTATGACAATAACACCCCAGACGGCTCTAAAGTAATGCCAGATTGGAGAAGGTGGAAAGCAAACTCTGGCCTAAAGTATGGATTCATAGCACAGGAAGTTCAGACAACTATTGCTGGTGAGAAGTGCATGGCAGACTCTATTATTGTCTCAGATGATAACCCAGATAAGCTAGAGTTCGCTCCACAGCACCTACTAACTAACGCAATAAAAGCAATACAACAACTATCTACAGAAAACGAAGCACTGAAGATACGACTAACTGCGCTTGAAAACGCATAACAAGGAAATAATCAAATGACAGTAACTACCAAAGAAATCGCACAGCATTACAGTGCTGCTATGGATAGCGTAAGACTAATCAACGAGATTGTAGCGTCAGGTGATACTGATACTGAATCAGTTGATGTTAAGTCTCGCAACCAAGAACACTTAGAGATTATGGTGGCTAAAGATTTTTGGACAACAGAAGATTTAACCCCATTAACATCAGCAATTAATGCTTAATAACACAAGAGGGATTAAGTAATGAAGGAGATATTCTATCAAGCATCATTGCCTAGATCGGGTTCTACTTTATTACAAAACATCTTAGGTCAGCATCCCGACTTCTACGTTACCCCTACATCAGGTGTACTAGAATTAGTGTTTGGAGCTAGAGCTAACTTTGATACTTCCCCTGAGTTTAAGGCTCAAGACAGTGATGAAATGGTGGCAGGTTTTAGGGCGTTTTGCTCTGAGGGCGTTAAGGGTTTCTTTAATGCGATAACCGATAAGCCGTACATTGTAGATAAAAGCAGAGGTTGGGGAGTTTATTATGACTTCCTTAACTTTTATCAGGACAGCCCTAAAGTTATCTGCATGGTCAGGGATTTACGAGATGTGTTTAGTTCGATGGAAAAGCAACATCGTAAAGCTCAGAAAATATCTAGTGGCATTAGTAACGATGTTGAGATGGAAGGTACTACCACAGCTAAACGTGTGGATATTTGGGCCAAATCTCAACCAGTGGGTCTAGCCTTAGACAGACTACATCAGGTGTTACTAGAGAATCATCCTATCCTATTTGTTAGGTATGAGGACTTAACAAAGAATCCTCAGACAGAATTAGATAGGATTTATGATTATTTGGGTGTACCTAAACATAAGCATAATTTTACAGAGGTTAAGCAAATCACCGAAGAAGATGACAATGTGTATGGTGGGGCAATTGACCACACAATTAGAGGAAATGTTAAAGCATTACCTTCTGACTACGATGATGTGCTAGGCAAACAGACCGCTAATAATATTAAAGAATCATACTCTTGGTTCTATGAAACTTTTGGGTATTGACGGATTAGGCGGCTAACATGAGTTTATACAGAAACATAGCCGAAAAAAAGAAATAGGATTAACGATGCCATTATTACCATTAGACATTCCAGCAGGCATTTACCGAAATGGCACTGATCTACAAAGCCAGGGGCGGTGGCGTGACAGTAATCTTGTTAGATGGCACGATGGAACGATGCAGCCAATACAAGGTTGGCGTATACGCTCTGCAACAGCAACGGCAAACATTCCGCGCTCGTTAAAAATATGGATTGATAATTCTAATAATCGCTGGATTGCAGTAGGCACTTTTCAAAACCTGTATGTGTATAATGATGATTCGGCCCAATACAACATAACGCCCTCCAACTTAACGGCTGGCTCTGAAACTGCGGTTGATTCAACATCATTTGGTGGTGGCTCGTATGGCAATGACCCGTATGGTGAACCACGGCCTGAATCCACACTAGGTGTGCCAGCAACTACCTGGTCGATGGATCAATGGGGCCAATACCTACTAGCCTGTTCTAACGCAGACGGCAAAATCTATGAGTGGCAATTAAACATAAGCACGATTGCGGCAGTGTTAAGTAACGCACCCACGGGTAATACAGCAATCATGGTAACGGATGAACGCTTTGTCTTTGCGCTAGGTGCAGGCGGCAACCCTCGGAAAATACAGTGGTCAGATCGTGAAAATAACAATCTGTGGACTGCGGCAGCAACCAATGAGGCTGGTTCAATTGAATTACAAACGTCTGGCGTAATTCAGTGCGGTGTTCGCGTACAGAACCAAGCGTTGATTTTAACGACTACAGACGCGCACACAGCGACTTACTCAGGCCCACCCTATGTGTATGGGGTTGAACGTGTCGGCACTTCCTGCGGCTGTGTAAGCGCGCAAGGGGTTGCTGTGGTAGATATGGGTGCGGTGTGGATGGGCAGGGAATCATTCTTTGTCTATTCGGGCGGTACTGTTCAAGAATTAGCTTCTGATGTTAGTGATTACATTTACAGCGACATTAACGTGGCTCAAATGAGCAAGATTGTTGCCGTATCCAATGCAAAGTTTAGTGAAATACGATGGTTCTATCCCTCTGCTGAATCAACTGAAAATAATCGTTATGTCGCGTTTAACTACCAAGAAAACACTTGGACGATTGGACAGATTGCTAGAACGGCTGCGGCTGATGCTGGTGTGTATCGCTATCCAATCTACGCAAGCCCAACCGACAAGAAATTATACGAGCATGAAGTAGGGTTCAATTACGATACCCTAACGCCATTTGCAGAGACAGGCCCAATCATACTAGGCACTGGCGATAACGTAATGTCGGTCACGCAGCTAATACCTGATGAACGCAATCAAGGTGATGTAAAAGCAACACTAAAGACTCGCTTTTATCCCAACGATACTGAGCGCAGTTATGGGCCTTTTACAATGACTAACCCTGTGTCATTAAGGCTAACAGGTAGGCAAGTTCGATTGCGAATAGACACGTTTGTACCTGGTGATTGGCGTGTAGGAATTAATCGACTAGAAGTTAAAGCAGGAGGCAATCGTTGAGTATTCAGATGCCACCAAAACCAACGGGCAATAGTTGGAATAATTACGCTCAGAGATTAAGTGATTACTTATTACAAGTTAGATCACAATTGCGCCATAAAGCAGCAAGTGACTCAGCTACAGAAAACGGCATTTTTCTGTGGGACACCGCAGGCTACCCAGTAGTGTCAAATAATAATGCGTTTGTGGGCGTTGAATTAAAGTCACCTGGTTACACTGTGGCAGCATTACCCACGGGCGTAGTAGGGCAACGAGAATATGTAACCGATGCTTCATCACCCAGTTTTGGTGCGGCAGTGTCAGGCGGTGGCTCAGTGGTGATTCCTGTGTTTAGAAATGCCTCTGCTTGGGTCGTAGGTTAAGCATGAATGAACTAGAACGATGCCGAGGTTGGATAGAAAGCGCGCTTGAATATGGTGGCGGTACGCACACTTTTGAAGATGTGAAATGTGGTATAATTGAGGGCAAATCACAGCTATGGCCTGCCGCCAATTCTTGCATTGTTACAGAGATTACTAAGCACCCACAAAAGAAGGTTTTACACGTTTTTTTAGGCGGTGGAAATCTTGAAGAAATTATAAGTATGCATGACTCAGTAATAGAGTGGGCCAAAGATCAGGGCTGTGAAAGTTTAACAATGACAGGCCGACATGGTTGGTCAAAAGCATTAAAGAAAAGTGGCTGGAAATCGCAGCTAGTCTTACTTGAAAAGAGGTTTGAATAATGTCAAAAGGCGGCACTACATCGGCAGGATCAGCAACAGAAATACCCCAGTGGGTGCAAGATGCTGGACGCAAACAATATCAGACGGGTACAGAACTAGGGCAGTTAGGTTACACGCCTTACTATGGTGCTGACGTTGCCGCATTTAACCCAATGCAAGAATCAGCTTTTCGATCTACTGGAACTGCGGCAGATGCTTTTGGTATGGGGCCAGCCTCAACAGTGCCTGCTGGAGCTACTTTTGGCGCACACTCACCTACATGGGCTACAGACGGAATTCCCACCGCACAGACGTTTGCTGGAAACATGAGGGGATACTCAGGTATGCCAATGTATACCCAAGCATTAAACACTTTAGAAGAGCAGCGTCCGTACCAGAAGCAGCAGCTTGAGCAGCAATTCATTGACCCAACGACAGGATTAACGCCCGAAGGTCGTAAAATTCAAGACATTAATTCTTTATACAACGAAGCCTTTAATCGCAATGTTGGGCTAGAAGGCGTTTCTACATATCTTCCTTTAATGCAGCAGGGCATGACTAACAACGAATTACGCAGGGTTTTATACGATAGTGCAGAGGGTAAGGCATTAGGAAAATCATCATTAAATGCACCTATTCAAATTGGCGTAGGCGGTGGTTTATTAGGTGGCGCAGGGTACGTTCCTCCTGCATTAGCTTCTGGCTCTAGCGGTATTTTAGATTCTATTGCAGGCACAGGTTCAACAGTGGCTGACCTTACAAGTGGATACAGTCAAGAATTTTTAGACACATATGGTTCACTATTAGATGGTGATAATGCCAATGGTCTTGCTGCATTTAGCGATAAAGGATTAGATGCTTTACTTGCAGAACAAAACACACTTGCTAACACCATTGATACAACTACTCTTAATGGTAGCCCCGTAGTTACTGCTAACACCATTGACACTATAGACACCACTGACCAAATCGCAACCGCAATAGCCGCAGAAGAAGCAGAGCGATTAAAACAACAAAAAGCAAGTTTAGATAATTTGTATACAACATATTTAGGTAGAGGTATTCAAGATGCTGGGTTATCTGGATACAGAGCTATGCTTGATGATGGTAGTAAAACAATGGCAGAAATTGAGGCCGACTTAGCTTGGATTCAAGAAGAGGGCGGTGAGGCCGCGTTAGCAGCACAGAGGGCTGCTGCTGCTGCCCAAAACTCAGCCAATCTAGGCTTTGGTGCAACAACGGGTAATGCTTCTGATGATGCGGCTCAACTTGATACATATAATCAATTTGTTTCAGATAATAATGATATTCGCGTTGCAGGTCTTACAAATCGCGGCCCAGGTGGTGATTTTACTATACCAGACTATGAAAATGACTTAACAAACGTCTTTACGGGTGCGTCTGACTATCTTAAAGGCTTTGCAACTGAAATGACAAAGGTTTTAGATAACAGTTTAATAGGCAAGATTGCTAATACTGCTGAAGGTGCAAAGACATCAGCAGCACTTGTTGACGCAACTGGTGCGCCAAAAGAAGATATTAATCTAGCTTTGGAAGTATTTAGCACAGGAAGCGAGGTAGTAAAAGCTGCATTTAAACTAACGCCATTTGGTCAGCTTATAACTGCCATTGTTCCTTCTCTTGGGGCTGACGGCAGGCTTGTTTCTAGTAGCACCACTGACTCTAGTTACACTACTGGCAATAATGACAATAGCGTTACAGTAAGCCCTTTGAATAACAGCATATACCCCAACAGCGGCAGATTTGACTAATTTAAGGTAAGGAATAAGATTATGGCTGGTTCATCTACGGGCAACACAATTGCTCAAACAGGCACAGGTATAGGTCAAGGCCCGTATCCTGCTAACCAAAACATTTATCAGCAGGCACAGCAAGGTTTAGCTAGAGCGAACCAAGCCACTAATGCTGGCACTCAGTTTAGCCCAATGGCGATTACTGCGCCTTCTGCTGCAACAATGAACCAGTATTCAAACCCCTATGAGACGGGTGTGATTAACCAAAATCTTGCAGACATTGAACGCTCAAGGCTGCTTGCTCAGAATAACATGGGCGCACAGGCTACCGCAGCTAATGCCTTTGGTGGCTCTAGGCATGGCATTGCAGAAGCAGAAACTAATCGCGGCTTTACAGATCGTGCAGCGGCTATGTCAGGCCAACTAAGACAGCAGGGTTATAACACCTCGCAGCAAATGGCACGACAAGCGCAGATGCAGAACCAGCAGGCCCAGTTACAAGGCCAGCAGCAACGTATGGGTGCAGCTAACCAGTTAGGCACTTTGTCTAACTTAGGCTTTGGCATGGGCCAACGGATTGATGCTCAGATGCAGAACCAAGGGTTACAACAGCAAGGCGTTCAGCAAGCGGTTATTGATGCTGCCAAGGCTCGTTATGCAGCCTATGTAGCACAACCCAACCAGGCTTTAAATATGCCATTACAAGCGTTAGGTGCTGCGCCATATAATACAAATGCAACGGAATCCTCCACATACAATCCTGGCTTGTTCGATTATTTAACGCTTGGTGCAACAGCCGCAGGAGGTAGAAAATAATGGGCTTATTAGATAACTTTGGCAGTAAAGTCGGCACTTATTTAGGGGATAAAGAAAACCTTCTTAACTTAGCCTCTGGCTTTGCCAGCATGAGTGGCAATCCAAACACCGCAAGCATTATGGCTGGTATTCAAGGTCAAAAAGAATCCTTAATGAAAAGGCGTGATGCTAAAGCCGCACAAGATTTAGCTAATACTCAGGCAACAGGTCAGCGTAATGCTACTGCTAAGTTTCTAATTGGCAAGGGTGGTGAATTTGCTAAAATAGGTCAGGCACTTAAACTACAACAAATAACTGCTAAACAAGCAATAGAAATGGCAAAAGAAGTTACTGGAAGAAAGCCTGTTGACCAATTTAATATTTTAAGACCTAGTGAAGTTGCTGCTCTAAATTTAGACCCTAATAAAACATGGCAACGTAACTTAGCTGATGGAAGGGTATATGAGCTTTCAAGCCAAGAAAGTGTAAATACATTTACTCTGATGAGTGATGCAGACCGCATTGCAGCAAAATTGCCAGAAGGCTCATATCAAACAGACAGTCTTGGTAGGATTTATTCAATCGGTAAAGATGGTACTAAAGTAATAGTTAATACTGGTGACAGTAATTCAGAAGCAGGCCCAATACCCAAAGGGTATGAAATGTTTACAGACTCCAATGGTGTAAGACGATTACAGCCTATACCTGGTGGAGAACAAGCAGCAGAAATAGACGCTCAATTTGATAGGGATGCTTCAAAGCAAAATACTGTAGGTAGAACTGCTAGTATTGTTTTAGAAGATATTGGAAGATTAAAAGACTTGTTAACCGAGCAAACATTTCTTGATCCTGTAACTGGTCCTATAGCAAGTCAGGTTGCTTCTGGCATTTCAGCATCAGCAAGGGCAAACGCAGAATCATTAGTTAGTACCATAGGAGGCAATATTGGTTTTGATAGATTGCAGCTTATGCGAAATGAAAGCAAAACAGGTGGTGCGCTTGGAGCTATAAATGCTCAAGAAATGCAACTTTTGCAAGACGTTATGGGTAGCCTTAAATTAGATCAAAGTGAAGCCCAATTAACATATAACTTAAAACGCTTGGAAAGTATATACACTGCCATTATTGAAAAGGCTAGTGCCTATCCAAACGCTGCTAAATATGGATTTAGTAATAATAAAACCTCTGCTGTTTCCCAAACCCCTGCCTCTTCTAAAGTTACTAATCCTCCACCTATTCTCACATGGAATCCGACAGGTGGCCCTAACGGAAAAGGAGCATTTGAATAATGATTCAACGAAAAGGCCCAGAAGGTAAATTGTATCAGTTCCAAGATGGAACCAGTGAACAGGAAATGATTGACGCA